GTTCTTTTTTTAGTTCTTCTAAAATTAATAATTCAGAGTTCTTTATACTATTGTATAACATCTTTTGGCCTCCTCATACATTTTAGAGAAATCTCTTATAATATTTTAACATTTATTTCCATATTCAATAACTATTCTATAAAATAGTTTATTTTAAATCTTTTATTAAATTATCTATATATTCAGAGGCTCTTTCATCTTCTTTCTTTATACTTTTTTCTAATATAGTTATGCAATTATCTATAATACTTTTTATAGCTTCCATATTTTCTGTTTCAAAATAAAGTTCTGTTCTTTTTAATTGTCTTAAAACTTCTTTCTTTGTATTCATATTATACCACCAATAACATTATATATCACTTTATCTATTTTGTAAATTAGTTATTTCTTAGATAAGTCCTCTAAATTGTAGTTATCTCTTAATGAAGTTAAAATTTATAGTAGTTTCTTTTAGAATATCTATATTAGAAAGAGAGGTAATAGAAATGGTATATTTAAGAGTGGATGAATTATTAAAAGAAAAGAAAAAAAGTAAATATTGGCTTGTAAAAAATATGGAACGGTGGTTATCAATCTCTTAGTCATATGATTAATAATGAAACAATCAGTATTCACTTTGCAACTTTAGATAAATTATGTGAATTATTTGATTGTGAACCAGGAGATATTATTGTAAGAAAAAAACATTCTATGAAAGAAGTGAAAGTTAAATGAGCAAGTTATTAAAACAATATGAAGAATTAAAAAGACATAATCCTAATATTATATATTTATTTCGTGTGGGAATATTTTATAATATACTTAATGATGATGCAAAAATACTTAATGAAAAAATAGGTTTAAAAATCACAGACTTAGGACCTCATATTTTCAAATGTGGCTTTCCAATTTCTAAAGTTGATAAATATGTTGGATTATTAAAAAAACACAATTTAAAGTACAAAATTATTGATAATATACCTAATCAAAATACAAATGACTACCTAAATAATATAGAAATAAAAAAAATAGTTAAAAGAATACTTGACATTGACTTTAATAATATTACTTTTCAGCAGTCTTTTAACATATTGTTAGATATTCATCAGAAACTAAAAAGTATTTACAAATAATACTGGACCCTCTTATTAAAAGTTCTTATAATTAGATTAATAAGGGGGTTTTTAATTATGGAAAAAATATTAAAACAATTAGATACAGCAGGTTTTGAAATTAGTTTAACAACTGATAATAAAGGAGCAATAATTAAAAAGAAAGAAAGTAATAGAATTTTAGGTTTTATTTACAATAATGATAATATAGTAACATTTTATAGTAAATATAATCCTATAATTGTAAAAGGTTCAGAATTAATACCTTATTTGAAATGTTTATAATTTTGAGGATGCCATTTTATGGCATCCCCCCTTTTTTTAATATTTTCTTACTAATTTACAATATTTTAGATTTACCCATCCGCTTGGAGTTCTAGCCCATTCGCCTTTTATCTCATAAGTATCAAATTTAGTACCATTTGTGTATGCTTTTCTTACTTCACAATTAGTTCCTGGCCCACTTCTTACATTTAGTCCTGATGATGTATTTACAATATATAGTCCTAATACATAATTAGAATTATTAGATGCAACATTATTATTAGCACCATAGCCAACTAAGTCTTTTGTATATACCCAAGAATACAATTCTTTTAGTAATACTTTACCATTACCAACTTGCATTATAGTGTAGTTTCTATTTTTATAAACTGCTGGTATTTTTTGTCCTGTTGCATAATTTGTAGCATTTGCTGATAATGTTACGGTACTTCCTACTGATATATTAGGTGCTACATTTGTGTTATTATTTTGTGCTTGTGAATTCGAGCTACTAACTATACAAGATTCATTTACCCAACCAATATTTCCATTATTCAATAAATAAGGATTTTTTGCTCCTGGTATAATTCTTGTTATCATACCACTTTTTACTGCTGGATTCAATTTTTTAGTAGACGATGAAGATGTATAAACACCATTTATAGTAACATTATCTCCTATGCTTCTACCAGTATTATTAGTAGTATTATCTACATTTATGTTAGGTGTTCCATTTGCATTTTCTCCTGTCAATTCTCTATATTCTTCCCTAATCATATTGTAAAATCTTTCAAGTCCATTATCTAATGTTCTGTGCGGACAATATTTTCCACTTCTATTTTGATGTGTTCCTATTGTATGTCTAGCATCTGTTATATTATCTAAAGTCCAACCATATTGTTTCATTAAATAAGCAATTCTTTCTGCCGCATTTCTTTCTGCTTTTTCAAATCTTTCTCCTCCACTTTTGCTATAACATATTTCTATTCCAATTGTTTTCATATTTCCAAACCCGTGTCCATCTCCTGCATGCCAAGCATTTCTATTATGTTCAATTCCTTGTACTACTCTATAATCATCAATAGCTTCGTGGAAAGAAACTTGATTATTGTTATTCATCATATAAGAAATTTCAGACATTGCTGAAGCATCATTTGCCGTATTATGAATTGTGATACCTTGTGGTGTCATTCCATAAGGACATTTTCTAGCATATTTACTAGAAGGCATTTCTACTTTTGTTACTAACATTATTCAACACCTTCCTTTCCTTGATAGAATTCGTCTGTTTCTTTAACTTCTCCTATTCCATCTTCTTTTTCATTTACTTCTGGAAAAGTATTTTCTTGCATATTTAAGTTTGCTAATTCCTGGTCATATAAAACTTTTTCTTCTTCCATAATGGATCCTCCTTATAAAAAAATACACTCATGTTTTTATAAAACACGAGTGCTAAAATTCTAGTATTAATAATTTTTCTTTGTTTTTGTTGCATCATAAATTCCACCTGATGCTGTAGCAGAAAAAACGCCTAAAATTAAAGCTGTTATAATATTAGGTATTAATCCTGTTACAAAACATAATGTTCCTGATACTACTCCAATTATAATATTTTGATAAGGAATATAATCTTCTGTTGCCCAATGAAACCTTTTAGCTAATGACCCTGCAAAAGCTGTTACAATAGCTGTTGCTACTGCCATTATAATTTCTACTGTTAACTCCATAACTTCCACCTCCTAACTTAGTCCTATTTTTGATAATACTAATGCCATTACTGCACCTATAAAAGCATAAAAAAGATAATCAATGAATTTATCCCATTTCTTTCCTTTTTCGTTTACATTTTGATGTTTTGTTGCTATTATTTCTTGTAAATTGTTATCTAATTTAGTATTTATTTTTTCTACACTATCTTCCATTCTTCCTATTCTAAAATCCATTTTTTGCATTATTGCGTAAGTTTTTTCTAGGTCATCAATTCTAGTTTCTGCATCATCTATTCGTTTATGAGCTGATTTAGTACTTTGTTCATTAGAAATTATTTTTTCTATGTACTTTTCATCCATTCCTGCCCTCCTTACTGCAATTTTTCTTTAACTGCTTGTATTTCTTCTTCTGTTTGTAAAATACGTTCTTCTATCTGTAACCATCTACTATTTCCAGATTCTTTTCTTTGTTGATAATCAATTTCTTGCTTAATAGAAAAAAATATATCTATTATTAGTACAATTATTACTATAATCATCAAAATAATTAATTTTAAATATTTTTTTGAATCCATATTTTTTTCTCCTTTCAATAAATAAAGACTACATTTTCATAGTCTTCATTAACTCAATATTAGGTTTATCAGGAAACTCTACATTATATGGAAAGTTTTCTTGTTGTGGTATATCTCTTAATTTTTGTCTATATTGTAATATAACTTTTCTATCTTCTTCTGTAATAGGGTAATCTGAAATTGTATATTTATCTGTTGCATAAAGTAATTCATCTCTTTTTTTTCTAATTTGTGTTGCTAATTCATTTATGTCTTTTTCTTTAATATCTTTTAACCACTTATCATAATTAACTTCTATAGTTTCTTCTAAGTTATCTCTATATGCAATTTCTATTGAGTAAACATCATAACTATATAATACTTTTTCTGATTTTTCTTTATTTTCGATATTCATTTCTTGTTTTTCTTCTTTTATATCATCAAAAAAAAGAACGGTGCATTTTCCGTTCTCAATATTTTCTATACTGAATCTTTTTTCTGGCTTTATATCGCTGAATGTTCTTTGCTTCATTTTTAACAACTCCTTTACATTTTCTAAGGCTTATATAAGGCCTTAAATATTTTTCATTAAATCTATAAGAATCACAATGTTTTAACCAACCGTAGTAACTTAAAACAGAACTAGCATCCGTATAATTAATTCTTCCTTTTTTATATATTTTCTTTATTCTCCTTTTAATTCTTAAAAAATTGCTACTTCTCAATGTCGTATGTCCCCTGTAAAACCTGTAACCGATAAAATCTAATGGCCTACTTTCTGTTTTAAATAATTGCCAATTTTCTTTTAATCTCAATTCTTCTTTTTTTAAAAATTCCTCTATAAGATTTTTACACTTATGCAATTCTTTTTTATTTCTATAGAACAGTACCATATCGTCCATGTAGCGAATATAATAAGGTATCTTCAATTTTTCCTTAATATAATGATCTAAGTCCTGAAGATAAAAATTAGCAAACCATTGGCTTGTATAGTTTCCAATAGGTAATCCTGTTTCTCCACTATCTATAATTTTATCTAATAAATCCAATACATCTCCATCTTTTATTATTTTTCTAAACTTTCGTTTCATTATTTCTTTGTTAATACTAGGATAGAATTTTTTAACATCTAATTTTAAGCAATATTTAGTATTTTTTCTATCTCTAACTAATATTTTTTTTATATGGTTTGATGCATAATGTATTCCTCGATTTTTTATAGATGCACAACAAAATTCATACATTCCCCTCATTAAAATAGGTTCAATTTGTTGCATAATTGCCCAATGAATACATTGGTCTGGGTAAAAACAAGGTTTATATATTATTCTTTCTTTTTTCCTAGTTCCATCATGTATTTTCATCTTAATATATGGACTGGGTTTATATGTTTTATTTTGTAACATTTTCTGAATTTCTAAAATATAATATTCAATATTATCATTTATTTCTTTTACACTTTTTCTGTCTTTCTTACCTTTTGAAGCATTTAAAATAGCTTTTCTTATATTATTTTTATCAATAATTAATGGGTATATATTACCTTTTCTTTTCATATACTCTCCTGGTATTCTTATTTTGTCTACCGATTTTTCGTTCAAAGGGAACTACTAGACCAGTCCAGTTGCGACTAATTTTTGCCAAGTGGCATGGAAAATAATGTGTAATATTTTTTTATTTATATAAATAAGTAGACGAGCGCCGTAATTCCAATTCGAATTGCTAGCAGCATTGTTACAATTCCACGCGAAGAAACCGGCTTTCGACCAATTGTTGTTGAAGTTACCACCGACATAAGCGAAAACTGAAAGCAGAATCTCGGCACCGCACACATTAAATCCCTTATTTATTTTCGACAAAATTATACAATATTTTACTTTTAAAAATAAGTATTCTATGAAATCACTATTTTAAATTATATGGGGGTTGACCACCCCCATTCCCCCGTTTTTACTGGTATTTAAGAAGACGAGCGCCGCAACTCCAATTCGAATGGCTAGCAGCAGTGCTACAAAGCCACGCGAAGAAACCGGCCTTCGACCAATTGTTGAAGAAGTAACCACCGACAGAAGCGATTCGGTTGCCTGTGCTACACCAATAATTGTCGCATACTCCTGTACTAGAACTTGCTGCTACTTCTACTGGTAAGGCAACTTCTGAATGTTTGTCATCTAATCCTAATTTTCTTATATAACTATCTGTTGTTTCTTCATTTAGATATCCTAATTTCTCGTATGGTGCATCGAATAAATCATTCGCATAATTATCTGGATTTTTACAAATATAAGCTTGATAATCTTTTATATTTAGTCCATCTATATGTTGCCACATGTGCCCAAAAATATCTTCAATTCCTCTGTAATTTACGGGATGAAAACTATTATTATTTAAGCAACCAGAGGCATTTCCTAATGCATCATTTCCACCTGTTTTTTGAGCAGACCCCCAAATGGTATTATCTACTACAATATTTACTGGCTCTCCATCAAAATAAATAGCTTTACCTGTTATCTGTCCATCATTATAATCTTCTATTGATGTTATTTCTCTATCTGTTGCAACACTATCGTTCCAAGCATCATTAACGCCTATACAAACTGTTTTTCCAACCCATAAACCTGTACTTACAGAATTAACAATAATTCTATTGACATTATCCTCTGCTTTTAATGCTTTAGCAGTATTAAAAGCAACTATACCATTTCCTAACATACTTTGAGAATTATAATTTGCATATTCTACTAAATATAACATTTGTAATAAAAAGTAATGATAATCTAATAAACAAAATCCTTTTCCTACACCTTTGGCTAATGTTCTAAATGTTGCTAAATTAGAATTATATTTTGGTATTGCTCCACTTACAGAGTGTGCTTTTTCTGAATCTCCTTTTGTTGTACTTAATAAATAAGCACCAACAAAAAATTCTTCTGATTTTTTGTAACCTGCTCTCGCATAATCCGCTATATAAATATACTCATATTCTTTTCCATCATTCTCTATTTTTCTTTCTCTTTTCCACCAAAATTCTGGTACTTTTACCATTACTTCTCCATTGCTTCCATCTTCAGCATAGCCAATTTCTCCGTAATATGCTTTAATCTTTCCTGTTACTGGATCAATATTGCATCTTTTCATTTCCGACCAAGGATAGCAATTATCAAAATCATTTGCAACTTTTGTTCCATCTTTAGTTGCTTTTGCTACTAAGTTTTCTGCATCTGCTAATCTAGACCAACTTGCAAGAGCATTATCTGTAATTTGTCTTTTTATTCCATAATTCTTACCAACAAAACTTCTTGCTTCTTCTATTGCCTCTCTTAATTCTTTTTCTGTCACATAAATTTCTGAATCATCAACAGTTATATTTACATTTGAAGCATTATCAACAGTTACTATTATATCTATATACTTTTCAATTTTCTCTGAAATTGAATTAGTTATATATTCTGCTTTATCTCCTGCATTTGAATAAGCAAATAATACTTTTTGCTTAGTATCTGGGTCTATCGCAAAAAGACCAATTTCTTTGAAATAAAATGGTCTTGGTGCATCTGTATTTTTCAAAAGAAAAGTAACAACTGCCTCTGTTTCAGTTTTTTGTCTTACTTCTACTATTGCACATTGCATTTCTTTTGTCGTTAATGATGTCTTTGTTTTTATATCTCCTGTAAATGTTCCAGAGCCAACCTCAACATAAGCAAACTCTATTTTTTTTCCTACAATTGTTTTAGCTGCTAAAATAGCTCCCTGTTTAGTGATTTTTATACTACTAAAACCTGCCATATTATTTTTCCTCCTTCATTTCTATAAATTCTTTTTGTAATATATTGCTAGATGAATAAATTGTATTATTAATGCTTTCTTGCTGCTTTATTACATTATTATCTTGATATAAACTTGTAAATTCTTTTTGTATAGCACTAATAGCAATTTTATCTTCTTGCAATACTTGTCCTTTTTCTCTTATAATTGAATTATCAATTTTTAGAGTATTAAATTCCTTTTGTATTATTATTCCTGCCATATAATTGTCATTATTTATTTGTTCTTTCTCAATTATTGTAGATGTATCTATCATTAATTTTTTATACTCTTTTTGAACTATCGTACTCCCTATATATGTATTGCAATAAGAATATAAAGTAATTCCTAACAAAATATTTGCTGGTATCTGCTTTTTAAAGTCTTTTTTAAATATTTCTGTTGCCTCACTATAAAATGCATCAAATCTTATTGTTAATGTATAAGAATTATAATCTATTTTTAAAGTATAATTTTCTTTTCCCACCATTTCATCCAACTTACTTCGTAGCCACTTTAAAGTATATGGTGTTCTATTATTCATTTTAGACAAGATATTAAGTCTTCTTGTTGTTAAGTCAGAGGCAATATTCGATGTTCTATAAATCTTCTCATATCTATCTAATCCATAATCTTGTGCATTTTTTACAATTACCTCGTCTGTTATTTTCTCTATTGCTGCATTTATTTTTTCAACTTCTATATCTTCAGCATTTAACAATTCTTTAAACTCTTTAATTCCTTGTAAAAAATTTGGTAAATATTCTATTAATTTCATATAATATTCACCTCGCCTAGTATAGGGATTTGCTCCTTATTTAATTGTATATTTAAAGCACTTCCATTTATTGTTGTTTGTGTTATATCTAAAACTCCTTCAACATTTAAAATTATACTTTCTATTTGTGATATTCTTACAACTGTACTTTCAGATAGTTCCCATTTTTTTCTTAACTCTATAAAATATTTTTTTAGTTCTTCTGTAATTTTAGGTTTTACTGTTTGAATTGTTGCTCCTTCTGAACATTGTATTTTTGAACTTATCTTCATTATACTTTCATTAGGAGTAACTACTGTAACTATATGTCCTATTGGTGCAATTCCTAAGCCCGATGGTTCTTTATTAGGGCATATTTCTTGTTGTACTTTATCAATTAATACAGATGATGCTTTATTATAATTACTATCTAATATAATAAGTTTCACGGTTCCACCACCAGCCCATACTGGTATGACTTTAACCGCTCCTACCCCCTCTATTTCTTTAGTCCTTTTTCTATAATCTGCAATATTTCCAGCAAATGTTTTTTCATTTGCTTGTTCATAATATCGTTCCCTTAATGCCTCATCTGTTTCTTCATCTTCTCCAGGTATTAAAATATCAGTAATTTCTGCTAAACCTAAATTTTTTATATTATAGTCTATTGGTAATAATATACCTAATGGCCCATTTCCTACTGTTCCGGGAGTAGTACATTCTATTTTATATTCTCCCAACTCAATTCTTTCTATTACAATATACTCTAATTCATCAATACTAAATTTTGTACCTATTTCTACATCCATTTTATTTTGTTCTTCATTGTAAAATATGGCTTTTCTGATAGCCTTAGTTGCTGCATTTCTTTTTAGTCCCATTTGTTCTACTAGCCTATCTAAATACTCCTCTACTGCTGTATCAGGAAAAACTAAGTCTATAACACAGTCTATAATTATATATGCTTGTGCTAATTCTGCTGCTATTGGAGATAATGCATCATATATAACTGAACCTTCTCTTTTATCTGTATCATCTTTTACTCTTTCTAATGCCCTGCTCATAATATTTTCAAAAGTATTTTCTTCACTATACATTTACATTCACCTCCGTTTTTAAATTTCCATATTTACTAACTACAATAAAAGAAACCAATATACTTTCTTTACTAATCTTTTTTATTGTTAAATTATCAATTTTTTCAATTCTATCATCTTGAAACAGAGCTTCTTCAATTCTTCTTTGTAAATCGCCTAAAATAAATTCGTAATCTTTTCCAATTAGATTCTCAAATTCTACCCCGTAATTCCATGAATATATTAAATAACTATATCTTTCTGTATGTAATATTTTATATATTGCTTGTTCAACTGCTTCTAAATCTGTTATTTTACCTATAATACGGTTTTCTTTGAAATCTATTTTATATGTTTTATTTGCAAATTCTTCTGTTTCAAATTCTGTATTAAATTCATTCGTAATTGGAGTTATCTGCATTTATTTCCTCCATTCTATACCTTATCTAGCACAAAAAATAGTTGTCCTCCATGTTGTCGCAAAAGCATAACTTTATCTCCTTTTTTAAGATTTATTCCTACTTTTGCAAAAATACTTGGTACAACTATTTTTGAACTTGGTATAATTAATTTTTCTATTTGTATTTGTATAGGACTAGAACTTACAACTATTCCATATTGTATTGTAGCTAAATCTGCATTACTTATATAATTTTTTACGACTTTTTTTATTATATCTATCATTATTTTAACACCTCCGATGATGGCATAAGTAATTCTAAACTCATTGTATAAGCCTTATCAAATGTATGTGTTACTTTATTTACTATAAAAAAATTGTTAATATTTACATCATTTATATCACTTAATTTTACAAATACGCCACTACCTGCTTTTATTGTTTCTATTCCTATACTATCTAATTTTAATTTTAACTGTTCTCTATTCTTTGTTTTTAATAAAGTGTTTGCTTTATCAACAATTTGTGAATAATTCATATTGTTACTAACTTTTTCATAATATTGTAACAATCCCCAATTAGCTATTTTAGATGTATCTTTTGCAATATATACTTCTCTTTTTTTAGTATCTTTATTATCATGCACTAACTTTATTTGATTATATGTATCATCATCAATACTTTGAGTGAAATCATAACCTATACAATTACTTGTATCTCCGATAAGTATATTAGTTCTCATGTTATATATATCTTCTAATGCTAATTTCCCAAAATTATCATAAAAGCAATATTTGTCTCCACTAATCTTTAAATTTTCTGATATAGCATTATATATCATATCTAGCAATGTCTTATTATCTTCTACTCTATCTGGCAATATATCAGATACCTCCAAATACCCTACTTCTAATCCATAAATATTTGCTATTTTTCTTATTACTCCTGCTATATTTAATCCACTTAATGTCATGCTATCTTTAGCTTTTAAGTATCTTAACTGGTCATAAGCTGTAATACTTATTACTTTTTCATCTTTTTGTTGCTTTTTAAATATATAGCCAAAAAACATTCCTACATTATTATATTTGAATCTTATAACAGAGCCATTGCTAAATTTAGCAATTTTGTCTCTAGCCATATCAAAAGTTAATTTACTACATCCATCATTCAATTTTTGCTCTATTTGAGGTTTGATAACTATATCTCTTATATCAAATGTTTTGTTAGTAACAACATCTTGTACTAAAATTTCAAAATTTTTCATAGTTACCTCCTATGGTATTACGAAAACTTGTCCTGGATAAATAAGATTTGGTTTTTTTATTTTATCTCTGTTAGCATTATATATTTTCATATATTGGCTACCATTTCCATAAAATCTCTTAGCAATATTCCATAAACAGTCTCCCCTTACAACTGTATATGTTCTAGGTGTTGGCTTAGATACTGGTCTTGGTGGATTAGTTTGTTTTATTACATGTACTTTCTTTTTTATTACAATGTTGACCGTTTTAGAGGTATATGGCTTATATTCTAATAAATTAAATCTAATCTTTAAATCTCCTTCTTCTAGAGCAAGTTCATCAATATCTAATGAATCTATAGTTACCAAAATTGATATATTCTTTAAATCTTTTGCTTCCTCATAATTCCTTGTTAATACAAATCTTATAGGAGTTTTATTTTTCATATATTGATTAAATTTATCTATATAAAAATATGGTCCTTTAAACTGATTTTTTGTAGTAACATAGCATTGTTGTTGACATGGGAATTCTGCCTCAAATTCTATTGCTTGTAATTGCACATCTCCAATAATGTTTATTGCTCCTAAACCTACAATTGTCTTTTTAGTTCCATCTTGCTCAACACTTATACTAAATTTTTCTGGATTAACCGGTAGTCTAATAGTATCATTATTATAATCAAAGAAAAATCCATAATTCATTAGTCATATACCCCCTCTGCTACTTCGGCAAGTTCTTCTTCAAGTATTTCTTCAATTCTTCCTTTTAATTTTTCTGCATCTGCCGTCTCATGAACATCGCCAAAAGATATATTTACATTCGGAGCTAATGTTGCAGTTGTAAATTTATTTATAAATTCCTGTTCTGCAAAATCCTTCATATATTTTAAGTCTTCATCTGAAATACTAACATCATCAACTTTATCTACTTTTCCACCATTTGCTTTTACTGGAATAGAGCCTTTTCCACCATTAGTTAATTTTGATGCTGCACTATTTCCCATATCTAATGCTCCATTAATTTTATTTTGTAAATCTCCCATCCAGTTATTTCTGTTATTTACTCTATCTTGCCTTGTTTGCTCACTCGTAAACACTTTATTTTGTATATCTGTTGCTGAATTGTTTAAATCTGCTGCGAATTTTGCCTTGTTTTCATTTATAGAATTATTAATTTCTGTCATATCATCCAACATACTTTGTAAATCTTCATTTCTTTTTGTTACATTATCCATCATTCCAGATAAGGCTTCATCAGCAAATGAAGCATATTCAGCTTTATCAATTTTAACTCCTGGTATTTTATTAAGAATATCAATAATTCCATTTACTATCATTAAAACACCATTATATAATCCTTGGAAAATGTATAATATTCCAACTCCTACAGCTTCTAATCCATTTTGAAACATATACCATGCCCACAAAACACCATAAGCCACTCCAACCATTCCTAATAAGAAAAATTGACCTACCAATATTAATCCATAAAATACTGTTTTCACACCCAACCACAATGTCATTGCTCCAATAACTAACATATCCCATAAATAAATTATTCCATAAGCTACTTGATCATTTGTAAAGTAAAAATACATTAATATAACAATAAGTGCTACTATTCCTGCAATAATTAATCCTGCTGGATTTGCCATCATTGCCGCATTTAATATTGCTTGACCTGCTGCTGCTAACATTGTATATACTTTATATGCAATTAATGCCCCTATAATTCCCCATATAATAGGTGTAAATGGTTCCATCACTTGGCATAACCAACTAAAACCATCTATGAGCCATATTATTGCATCCGCTGCTATTTGTATTGCTACAACTAGATTATTAAAAAACGCCTCAAATTGTGGTGTATTAATCATTTCACTTATTTTTTCTATTACAGGAGTAAAAGCTCTAATTGCTTTGTTTTTTATTAAAGTCCAATAATCTCCTATTGTCTTTGGCATTTTAGAAAATCTATCTTCTATACTACTTGCACTTGCAAACATTGCATTCTTAATTATATCTGCTGTTATTGTTCCTTCTGATGACATTTCTTTCAATTCGCCTTTTGTTTTTCCTGTATAATCAGCTATTGCTTGTGCAACTAATGGTGCATTCTCCATAATTGAACGGAACTCATCTCCTTGAAGTTTACCGTGCTGCCATAGCTTGAGTTAATTGATATGTACCAGATTCTTGTTCTTGTGTGCTAGCTCCTCCTACTTTAAATGATTTATTTAATAATTCTGAAAATCTTATTATTTCATCATTATTTGCAAAATTATCTCCTGCCAATAATCCTAGTTTTGCTACATTTGATGCTGTTGTAGTATATGTACTTCTACTATTATCAGCTGAATTTAATATTTTATTTTGTAGTTGTTTATTAGTTTGTTTACCATCATTTATCATATTAAGTCTTGAATTTGTTAGTGTTGTTGTATCTATCGCATTTATTGCTACTTTAGCCGAAGCCAATGATAATAGTGTTTTTAATAAACTGCTAACAGAGGATTTTGCTACATCTGCCTTTGTTTTTATATTATCAAATGATTTCGTAATTTTACTAGAGGATGGTGCTTTTAATTTATTCATTTTTTCATTGAATTTATCTGTTGCATAACTCGCTTTATTTATTTTTTTTTCTGCTGATATACTAGAATTTATAATTTTATTCATAGTTCTAGTATATTTATCTTGAATAGAGAAAATTGTTTCTATTTTCTTAGCCATCTTATTTCCTCCTATTTCTTAATTTTAGAGAGTGATTTTTTTTCAGATTCACATCTCAATTGAATAGAAGCATATACAAAAGCTCTTTCTCTATCACTCAATTTGAATAATTGACTTGGCAAAATATGCAGTTTTTGTAATGCAAAATGAGCTAAATTTGCCTCTGCATTTTTGCCATTTATTAGTTTTTTGCTTCTTCAACCAAATTATCCATTGAATTTTCAATTATTTCTTCTTCAGCAAACCCTGATACTTTAATTTGTAAATTTGCTAATTCATCTGCCGATAACATTTTTTGTAATAAATCGTAAGCTCCTAATGCTCCATAACTTTCTTGTAGTTTTGAATTAGTTAAGTCTGGAAAAGCAACAGAATTTGTAATAAATTCTTCCTGATATGATTCACTATTGAATTGTTCTTCTATTCTGCCTAATTTATTTTTTATTTTCTTAGTATGTTTTTTCCTTAAGTTATTGCTTTCCTTTCCAGTTAGTTGTCTTAGTACCCATGGTATAGGTTTTCCTTCATTATCTATAAACCTTTTACTAACTATCATTTCAATATCTTCAATTGGTTTTGCATTTCCTTTTAAAAATGCTTGTAAATCTGTATTTTTCTCCTCCATCGTTTTTTCCTCCTAAAATTAATTTTCAACGGTTTTAAAATATTCTAATCCATCCATTCTGTTGAATGTAAAATCACTTTCTTGTGTTAAAGCATCTTCGCTGTCTATATCCATTTTTATTGCTAATAATTTATTTATAATTACATTTCTTAAAATCATTTCTTGTCTGCCTACACTACTTGCTGGATCCTCATTATATGCTTGTATAGAAATTTCTGGCATTTTTCCTTTTTGTAAATATGTTTGAACAGTTTTTAATAATTCTGCATTATTAAAATACATTGTGATACTTCCTGTTCCCTTTGCTCCCGTAACTTTATATTGTACCATTCTATTACCACATATTTTTCTTTCAGATACAATTAATTCTATATTTGCTTCTATTTTTACTAATTCAAATAATTCTCTTGTTTTACCATCAATAGTAACAAACCCTTTTCCTTCGTTTCCATTTAAGGTATTTTCAACTTTCATCATATTATTGTACCTCCACATTCATATATATTTTTTCGATAGAATCAACTGGTTGTACTGCTATTTCTATTAGTACACTATCAATATTGTTACCTTGTTTTACTATGACATCATCTTCTTCGAAATTTTGGAATGCTCCTTTATTTTGTTTTTCTTTAATGTCATTTATTATAGCAGCTCTTAAAATATTTCTTCCATCTTCATTATTACTTAATTTTCCTATATAATTTCTTTCAAAAATATCCTTAATATCACTTGCTAATCCGTCTACTGCTCTGACAACTCTATTTTTTGAAAAATCTGCATTTTTTTCCACTGTAAAAGTAACTAATGAATTTATATCTTGTTCTATTACAACTGTTTCGTCGTTTCTTCTTGTAAAAACAATGTTTCCTTTCTGTAATGCTTTTTCTGTATCAGAATTATTTAATCTAGGTATAGCATCAACAGCACCTTTATATTGTGAATATGTATTACTTTTATTAATATCTGAACATGCACTTAATGCTGCAAAGTATGCTGAACATTGTGCATTTGTTAATTCTGTTCCATCTTCTAAAACTACACCATTTTTTATTGTGATTATTTTTTCATAATCTGCTGAGTAATCTCCCATAACGGCTTTTACTCTTATTCCTTCTTGGTCGTTCATTCTTCTAATAAATGCAACTATTAAGGCTTTTGTTGTGTCATCTTCCCCACAATATGCAATATAATTATAATTTTCTACTTCTAATGCTTCTAAAAATTTTGGATATGCTACTGACTCTGTTACTTCTGCTGTTGTTCCATTTGTTAAATTAACTGTGGCAGCTTTAGTAATTGCACCTTCTCCTGTTATTGAAATATAATTATTTTCTTCAAATTCTTCATATTTGCTTATTGTTTGACTATCAACTTTTACACCACTTAAATATGTAATAACATCGTATTTTGTTTTATCTTCTACATTATTGGTTATTACTACACTTATTTCATTTCCTTTTGTACCTGCATATTTAGCTGTAATTGTTTTATCTGTGTCTACTGTTGCTGTTGCTTTTTCTCCACCACTTAATCTAAATACTAAGATTTTACTTGTTACTTTCATTATTTCTTTTAATAGTAATACTTTTTCATCATCTAATGTATAACCTAATTTGTTATATATATCTGTTTCGCTTTCAATTCTTGTAATAGCTTCTTCTTTTCCAAAATCTAAATTTAATGCGATAGCAACAACACCATCAATATCGCTTTCTGATGCTCTCATTTTATTAGTTTTAATGTTTTGATATACACCTGGTCTAATTTTATTTTGTTTATTAAAAGTACCTCCTGCCATTATAAATTCTCCTTCCTATTTAATATTTTTTTTATTTCACTTTCTGTTTTAAAAAGTGAATCTCCCCATTGACTTATTAAAATATCTTTTTCAATAGGTTTTAAATTCATTTGTTTCACTTGCTCTTTTATGAATTTTCTTTCAATTTTTTCTTTCTTAGGCATTTTGTTTCTCCTTTTCTGTTATTTTTTCAATACTATTGAATTTTGGTTCTTCTTTTACTACTTTTTTAGTAAAATATTGAATTTCAAAACTAAATATTAAATCTTTTTCTTGTATTTCTATTTCTTTGTCCTTTATTTTAAAGTGCATTCCTTTATATGTAACGATGTCAAAACCTTCGTTTAAACTATCTCTTACTTGGTATGCTTTATATTTAGCCTCTGTTTCTCTAAAGTCTTGAAAATAAACAAGTCTAAATCTAGGTAAATTCTCATATCTGTTGCCTAATAATTTTTTAATACGGTCCTTTGTATAATCAATAAAAAAACATGGCTCTATATAACCCTGTTCTAATTCCTCATATACTTGTGCTTTTGGAAACAACCTTTTCAATTCTTGTCCAATTGCTTGTATTACATCTTCCATAGTTACTTCATTCATGTTTCATACCTCTTTTTTATATTTTCTATTTCTGTAACAGCTCTTTTTATTAAATGTTTTTCAGCTCTACCACTCGCTTTTTCTAACATAAATTTTCCTTTTACATACTTAGTTTTGGATCCCATTAATACACCTTCTTTTGAAAATGGGTCATATTCAAAAGTATTTCCTACCCATTCTCCAGGTACAAAATGAGGTTCCATTCTATGCCCATTATTTATATACCCTATATATTCAGAATTATTAAATAATCTTGCTTTAAAACCATTTGCTACTTTATAGGCTTTTTTAGTTTGCCACTTTGCTCTTGCATCTCCAGTAACTGCTGGTGTTAAATCTTTGGCATGTATTTCTGCTACGGAAATTGCATCATTTAATATCTTCTCTGATGCTCTGTCAAATTCTTCTGGTACTGCTTTCAATTCTTTAATAAAATTTGCCATTATCATTGCATTTCTTCTTTGATTACTACCCATTCTAAGCCCTCTCTTGAATTAAAATAGATACTTCATAATGGGTAATATGAAAAGAAGGCTTGCCAGCTAGTGCATAAATAACTTCTCCATCTTGTCGAGTTATAACCAAGCTATCGCCTTTCTGTATCTTTTTTGAAAGAAATAAAACATAATTTCCTATGATTTCGGTTGTTCCATTAGTATTTTGATTCTTTGGAGAAATATCATTACTTATTGATAAAGCACATTTTTCATCTTTTAAAACTTCTTTTCTTTCTTGTTTATCTATATTGCCTCTTGCTGTTTTTTCATTTCTAAATACAGTTACAGTATCAAAATAGGTGGCTTCTAATGCTTGTTTTTCAATATTTACTAAATTATTGATATTAAACATTTCTACCACCTTCTTCTTCTACCTAGTTTTCTAAATTTATATAATCGCTTAATGTATTTTTTAGTTAATGTATCTTCATCAAAGTTTATTGTTCCTGTTTGGTATGTAACCCCATTAATAGTTGTTTGATTTTTTGTTTCTACAAATGTTGTTTCAGTATCTCCTCTCTTAATACTTTTTATCTTAACATCTGCATTACTGCTTTGTTCTTCTGTACTTGTATTATTTGAATTATACTGTTTATCATACCCATTTAGATACCAATAATCTTTTGTCATATCTACCCATAGAGAGTACATATCTTCTATTAGATAATCTCTATTAGTCGTATTTAAAATAAGTTGTAATGTGCTATATAAAGCAAAATTGACTTGCTCTTTTCCTTCATTGCTCGTTACTTTAAATTCTTTTGTTAATCTTTCTATGACTTCATCTACATTAATTCTTGACTGACTTTTAATTCTTTCTAAAATTGTCATAATTTCACAACCTTTCTATTATTCTTGAGGTTGTCCTTCTTCTCCTGCTCCCGCTCCATCTTCGCCATCATCTTCTGAGTCAGTTTCAGCTGCTTTTTCAACTTCTTCAATTTTAGCAATTAGATTTTCTTTTTTCATATTGTGAGCACCTTTAATCCCTAAATCTTTTGCTTTTTCTCTTAATGCTGCTAATTCTTTTTCATCTTCATTATTATTTGAAGTGGCTGCTTGTGGTTTTTTATCTTCTTTTACTTCTTCTAGTTCTCCACTTAATAAATCTAAATATTTTTCATTTGCCTTAAATTCTTCTTGCTCAATTGTTGCCTCTTCTCCTTTGAATTTCCATACACCAGCTAATTTAATTGCTGGACCTTTAACTCTTACTTGTACCATAAGAAAAACCTCCTATTTTTTATTTTAAATTGATTTAAGGGGAACTTTATATAATTCCCCTTTATTCTACCCTAAGTTAATTTCTGCTTGGAATATTTTATCAGCACATGCTAAACTTGGTAATGCAGTAGCAACTGCTTTTTCCCATGTAGAAACAGGGTCTGTTCCTTCTTCATACATAATTGCTAATATTTTTCCAATAGCTTCAACATCTATATCTGGTTTTGTAGATAATCTTGTTTCTTCTGCTGTTGGACCATATATTGTTTTTCCTAATGTTTCTCCTGGTATCATTGAGAAACAATTTTCTGGGAAGAATCTTCTTGTTTCATATTTTCCATTTGCTAATTGTTTTCTGTATGTATCATCATTTGTATAGATTTTTGGTAATCCTAAACTTTCTAAATAATTGTTTAATTCTCCTGCTGTTGCAATTCTTTTTGCTCCATTTCCATATAATGCAGCAACTACATTTGGATGTCTTGTTAATTTTGCTAAAACAGTATTTGAAGTAATTATTCTTGTTGGTTTTGTTCCTAATTTATTAAACCATGTCATGATATCAGAAATTGGATCACTTTCTGCTGATGACCAGTTAACATTAGCTGCTTTGTGTTCTTCTGGAATACCATAATCTAAGACTGCTTTTAAATCATTTTCTTCTAATGTTACTGTACCTTTAGCAACAATTTCCATTCTCATTAATTCAACTCTTGCCATAATACCTTGTACTAAATTATCTATATCTGCATAAACATTATTTATTAATCTTTTTTTCTCTTGATTTGTTCTTGGATGTAATATCTTTATAATTTCTTCTTCTTTTAATTGCATTTTTCTTTTAATTAATGCTAATTCCATGCTTTTTTCTTGTGCTTCTCTTGTTCCAATTTCAGCCTCTGCATCAAAAGCATGTACTGACGCAATAACTGGTATATTACTTCCTTCTGATAATTCATCAAATTTTAATTCGTCCCTTTTTTCCTCTGGAAATAATTCTGTACCCATATATGTTGGGTAAACTCTATCTTTTAAGTAATCAATAATTCCTTTTGTATCAAATATTTCTAAAATACCTTCCATAATTTCATTCTCCTTTTCATTTTTTTATTTTAAAATTACATAAATTTAATGCCTGTCATTGTTGTTTTGTCTGCTTGTTCAACAGTTTTTGGTAATCTTTCTTCAATTACATATCCTTCTACCATTACTGCAACCGGTTGTGGTCCATAAGTAACATCTACATCATGAAATGTTAAACCTATGGCTTTTTCGTTTTCTTTATAAACAGTTCCTGCTGGTATTATTTTTTTTCCTTTTTCATTTGCTACTACTCCTGTATCATCTATTTGTTTTGTAAAGTTTTGAAACTTTGCTGATTTTAAAAATTGTGGTTGATCCACTTTTTTACTTATTACATACATAATTTTTTCCTCCTATTATTTAAAAAATTTACTTTCTGTTGGTACAGAATTTAGTTTATTTCTTTCTTGTGCAATATTAGCAGCTTCATTTGTTTCTGTTCCTCCGCCATTATCGCCTTTATCTCCAGGCTCAAAACCATTTAGTTTATTGCTGAAGAAATGTGGATTAGTTTTTTGTAATCCTTCATATTTTTCTCTTAAACCTGTAATATCTGTTTTCTCTTTATTTAGTTGTAATTCATCAACTTTTAGAATAGCATTTATTGCAAGTTTATTTTCTTCTGTATCAATAACCTTAAATTCTTTATTAAATTTCTCTAATATAGAATTCTTAATGTTATCATCTTTTGTTTTCTCAATACTTGCCTCAAGTTCTTGTACTTTTTGGTTGTATTGTTCTTTTGTAATTGTGCCTTCTTGTAAATCTTTGATAATTTTTTCTTTATCTGATTTTTCTTTTTCTAATGCACTTTTATCTGTTTCTAATTGTGTTTTATCTGTCTTTAATTGTGCATTTTCATCTTGTAATGCTTTTAAATCTTTTCCATTTTCTTGCATTACGAAATTAATTTGTTCATCAGATAAGCCTTGTGCTTTTAAATCATCTGTTTTCATATATAAGCTCCTTTCTTTTTATAACAATTCATCATAATAATTTGATAACTAGGCTTGATAAGGAAGTCGCCATCTCCCTATTATCAATTACTATTTCATCATTATAGTAGCAATTATTCAGGTCTACTACTTGACCATTTTTTCTATAAAAAATAGACACCTTTTAAGATGTCTAAAATTAAAAACTATTTAATTATTAACTATGCAGAGCTCTGCATAAATCTGCACAGCTATTCATTTACTCTATTAATCATCTATATCATTGCTGTTATAGAAATCTGTATCATATTCTGTTTTAGTTTCAATACATTTGTTAATTTCTTTTATTAATTCTTCTTTGCTACCTTCAAACTGCATTAATGGGAAACCATCTGGGAATATTTTTTCATATTCATCAAGTTTCTTTTCTACTTCATCATCAATTATATCTTCATACATTACAACAACCTCCCGATTAATTTATCAAAAGCCTTAAATGTATTTGGTAGATATTTTTGCATTACTTCTAATTGTTCAAAATCATCTTCTCCCGCCATAGTAAATAATTGTGCAAAAGTTTCTCTTTGCAATTTATTTGGCTGCTTCCAATAAGATTTTTTATGTTTATATCTTCCAACTACTTTATTATCTGTCATTCCACCTATTATATCGCTTAATCCTGCATAATTTTTATTATCTTTTATTAGTTTAACATATTTATCTGTATTTTTCAAAATTATCGTTTTATCTGCATCTATTGCTTTTATAAATTCTTTATTAGATGAAAGCCATTTATTATTATAATCTACTGCATGTCCTATTTCATGAATTACTGTACGATTAGTATAATTGTTTTTTAATACTATACTTCCTCTTCTATGATATGATTTTTCCCCACCTAATTTTATACTTTGTATATTAGTTTTAGTTGCAATTTTCTTTATATTATCATTTTTAAATGCTTCATTCATTATTTTACTTTTATTGCTCGTTATATCTTGTAATTTTGCTTTTTTATTTCTATCTATTATCTTTTCTAAAATACCTTCTTCTTTATCAACATATTTAGCATACCATTGTTTATATGTTAGATTTCCTACTTCTTCAACTTCTCCTGTTTCTGGGTTTCTAGCTACTCTATTTCTTTCAATTCCTTCTATATGAGGTATTACTGTACTTCTGCAATTTGGATGCAATGGTGGGCAATTTACACCTACCACTAAATCATCAATATTTATAATTTTTCCATCCATCTCAGCACATATTTCAGAAGTTCTTAAATCTAAAACAGCAACAAATTCATATTGTTTTATTTCTTTTTCTTTATATGCTTCAATACTTGCTCTATTATTTATATAATTTACTTCTGTTCTCATAAGTCTTACAGCATTTTTATAATCACTATCTAATGCTTTACTCAATTCCGCTGCTACTTGTGCAATACTGTTTCCTTGAATAAAGTTCTTATTCAAACTATCTTTTAACTTTTGTCTTAATTCTATTTGATTTCTCCATATTCTATCTGAATAAGTAACACCAGACCAATTATATTTTAATATTTCATCTGCTGTTTTGGTATTCATTAAAGTAAAATCTGTATGAATATTCGTATAATTCTCTATTCCATACAGATTTTGATAATATGTATTTTCTAATGCTTCATGAAATGTATTATCTATTTCTATTTCTGCATTATTTTCTAATTGTGATAATATAATATCTATTTTATCTTGTAATGACTGTAGCCTTGTAATTCTTTGTTTTATACTTATATTTATTATTTTTTCTTTTAGTTCTCCATCTAAGTCATTTTCTATCATTTTTTGATATTGTTTTAAAGTTGTTTTAAATTCTTTTAATTCATCACTATTTAATAATCTTTTTGCTTCAGCTAATCCTATTTGATTATTTATTGCAAAATCTTCATAGAATTTATTTATTTCTTTTTGTATATTCTCATTTGCTAGTTCATATTGTTCTTTGACTTTTGCTGCATGATACATTGTATTATTATAATTTTCGTTTTCTATCAATAAAGCCCTTTCTTCCCAATATTTACTATTCTTCATTATTATTTATTCCTTTATTATTATTTTTGTTATTATTCTGCAAATTTGCGAAAGCCTGTGCATATTCATTTTCTTCTTGTTCTTCTTTCTTTATTTGCTTTTCTTCTTTTTCTAAATCTGTAACAAATGGATGTCTTGACCTTATTGTTTTATTACTAATAATACCGATAGAATTTTTACAATTTTCAATTAATTCTTGTTCATTAACTGTCATTGTTTTATTAAATGAGAAATCTAGTTCAATGCCTGTATAATCTTGTCCTGTTTTTATATATAACCAATTATCTATAAAGAATTTAAAATATTCTAAACTTGCTTGAAATTCGGTTTCAATATTGCTACAGTCTAAGTCTAAATCTGCATATAATTCTTGTATTGCTATTCCACTCTTTTGATTTCCAAATTTCTCGCTTTGTGTATCAACACCAAACCCAGCCTCATAAATATCTTTTCTTAATTGTTCAATAAATACTTTAAATGCTTCAATATCAATTTCTATTTTCTTTCTATCATAATCTCCATCGCCTTCAATAAAAATTGTATTAATTGTTTGTAAATTAGTTTGAAATTTTTCTTCATCATCACTATAATTTTTAATAACATTTACTCCATCTGGTGCCTCATAAATATTATCTGCTTTTCTACTTGTTAATTCATTGTAACAGTCAACTAAGCTCTTTAAATAGTGAATTAAAGACAATTCATTACAATTATATTTCCAATAAATATAAGGTATTTTTTTCCAAACCATCGCCACCCCATTCAATACAAAATGTCCAAATATTGATGTTCCTTCTTCATCATATTTTAAAAATGCTTCTTTATGTTTTTCTGCTTCTTCTACATCTTCTATTAAATGGTCGCCATCTATAACATAATATCTTATACCCTCTAAATTACAAAATTCAATTTTTATTACATTTTCTTTTCCTGTATCTGTATATTGTTCTAATTTATATACCATGATTATTCCATCTAGTACCTCATGCTCATCATCTGCCCATAATGGTATTATTTTTGTAGCATATTTAAGTTGTACCTTTAAATCTCCACTTTCATCAATATATACATACCACCAGTTAATACCTTTATTTACTGCCTCTATAACTGTTCTTTTTAGTCTTTTGTGCATTCTTTTGTTAAATATTTTGCTTATTTCTTTTGAATAACTTTCGTTTTTATGTTCTTCATCTCTTTGTTGTATTGTAGGCTCTTGTTTTAATAAGAAACTTGCTTTTTGCATTACTAATTTATATATTATTGAATGTTCTAGTTTAAAATTTTTAGCATGTGGTGCTACTTTTTCGCTACCATCAACTTCTATATATGTTCTTCTTTTATTTTGTATATCTGAATCATTTGCAAAGTATCTATCGCCTATTTTCATTTCTTTATATCTATTAGACTGCTCAAATTCTTTTTTCTCTCTATAGATAAATTCTTTTAATCCTATTCCATTTTTTGCATTTTTCTTTAATTCATAATCTATTCTTTCTAATTCTGAAATCATTTTAACTAACTCCTCCTTTATAGAAGTAAACACCTTTCTTTTTGATAGGGAATAATGTTTGTAATAAATATCTTAAAGCATCGAGAGCATGGTCATTTAATTTTACTGGTTTGTCCTCTCCTTTTTCTTGTGCCTTAACATCCCATATATAACTTGCAAATTCTCTTAATAGTTCTGGACATTCTTCTTCAACAATATGTATTCTATTTTGATCCAAATAAGATAGTACTAAATTAATACCATCTATTACACTATTATCTGCTTCTTGTACTTTTATATTGTGTTGCTTAAATAAATTTATAAGAGAAACTGCACTAGGGTCTATAATTGTTTTCTTTATATCTAAGTCCCCAATGAATTTTTGATAATCTTTCAAAAATACTGTATCTGTTTTTAATTGTTGTTTCTTCTTTTTTCCATTTATACCTTTGTTATAGTATTCTTTTAATACCCATACATGAGGCTTATTTTTTATAAATTTGATACCACAAAGTAAAAAAACTTGTGGGTTGGTAATACCATAGTCACTTGTTATATAGTAATACTCAAAATTACTTGGTACATCTTCTTTATTTATACAATGTCTTTCTTTGCTGAAATTATGATATATAACTCCTTCAGCTAATACCCAAAGTCCTAAAATATATCGTTTGAAGAATACCCCTACAAAGTTTGTTTTATATCTTTCTTTTACTTCTTCAGATAAACTCAAATTATCATCCATAGTAAAATGTAAATATATCAATTTCTTTAATGTTTCGCCTTTTTTAATTAATTCTTTTTGTTGCTCTTTTGTTAAGTATCCAACACTCTTATCTATCCAGTTTACTTTAAACCAATGATTTGGTCCTTCTGGGTTACAGTTAAACCAATATTTTGAGCCTTTAACAGAGCAACGAGCTATTGCTTGGTTTACAAAAGATTCTGGCATCAATGCAACTTCATCAAGGAATACACCAGCTGCTGTAATACCTTGTACTAAGTCTTGACTTCTTTCATCTTTACCACCAAATATATAAAAGTAATTAATCTTTTCGCCTTTGCTTATTTCAACTAAATTATCAGTTCTTCTTTCCTTAGTTTTATACCCCTGTACTTTTAGCATTAATTTCAACCAAAAAAGAACATTCCTTCTGAATGCTCCGTACAGTTTTACCAGCCATTATAAAGTTTTGTCCATTAAACTTTGTCATTGCCCATAAAACATAAGATAAAGACATTGACACAGTTTTTCCAGAACGAATTGCACCGGTCTGCAATGATACCATCCATGTCTTTTACAGGGCTAGTATCACACCACCAATTCAATACTTTCTTTTGTTTTTTACTGAATTTTTGAAACTTAAATACCGTTCCATTTATTATTTTTTTTCGTAATGTGATAGCATTTTTCATTACGGTTTGTTTTAGATTAGAAATTCTTTCATCAAGACTAATTTTCTTCTGTTGATCCTGGCTCTGATTCTTGCTCATAATCATCCCATGTACTTTCTGCACTATCTTCTAATGCTTTTATAAAGCTATCATCTTTTACATTATCATTTTCTGATGCACCATCTTTTGCTGCTTCTCTTTCTAATCTAATTATTTCTAATTCAAGTTTTCTATCATCATTTTCGATTTTGTGTAAGCTATCAATATATTTCTTTTTTTCTTCTTGTATTCTTGTTAAGGAATCATATAGTTTTTGTAATAAATTAACATTATGTGTTGCATGTGTTGTTATTTCTGTTTCATCTTCGCCAATGGAACTATACTGCCTTTTGTTTATATCTTCTACTATCATTTCTTTTTTCTTGCTCTCTATTTCTTGTATTTTTTTCATCATTTTAAATTTTCTTACTTCAAGCCATTTAAGTTCTCGTAATAATTCTGCTTTTTTATCTTCTATTATGAAGCTATTAAATATAGATTTTTCTTCTTCTGATAGTAAATCATAGTATAATGTTTCATACTCTCCAGTAGTTACTGCATTCTTATTTCCTTTTTTGGCTCCTGTTCCACCCTTATTTCCTTTTGCATTTTTATTTCCTTTTTGTGCTTTTCTTCTATTGCTTTTTCTTTTCCAATTATTCTTTTGAATAATCCATTTCAATTCATTGGGTGTAATACTGTATTTTTCTTGCAATTCTTTATATGTAGAGCCTTCCATATAATCTTTGCTTAATTCTTTAACTTTATCATCTGTCACAGCATCTCACCCACCTACCTTTTTACAATTTATTACCTGTTATTTTGCTAACTTTATCTTTTGGATCAATTTCTTTGTAATAGGGTAGAATATTATTTCATAAATTACTTCAAACAATGTCCCCCCTACTATCATTGAAATTATGGCTTGTGTTGGTAATATTCCTATAAAAGCTATAACAGCAAAAAGCATATTATCAATAAATTGTCCTACAACAGTTGATGATATTGCTCTAAAAAATAAATTCTTTTCATGTTTATTTTTTAATTTTTCCATTACTTTTGAATTTATTAATGCTCCTATCATATAGGCTATAAAACTTGCTATCGCTATTTTTGGTGTTGTTCCTAATATTGTTGTAAATGCTTCTTGATTTGTATATGTACTTGAACTTGGTATTGATATACTAAATGTATAAAGCATAATTGCAATAAAATTCATTAAATAACCTAATATAATCATTTTTTTGGCTTTTTTATAGCTAAATATTTCTGTTTGTATATCTTGTATAATAAAAACTAACGGAGATACTAAAATCCCCGTTGTTACTGTAAATATTGTTATATCTATATTTTTGGTCGCAAGAATATTTTGTATAATAATTCCCGCACAATAGATTCCAAATAAATATTTTTCAATTTCAACTTTCTTCATTCTTTTTCCTCCATAAATCTCTGATATTTACACCACTCTATATAATTATGTCCTGATAAAAGTGATATATTTGTTTTCTTTCCGTTGGAGGATATTCTTTTGCATATCATGTGGTCATGAACAAAATCGTATTTTTGTTGTCCTAGTGCTGCTGCCCTAACCCAGCTCGCACTATCAACACTATAAAATTTATATCTATGTAAATCATTTGTCTTTGTAAAACCTAAACCATGGACCTTCACACCTTTTTTATATGCATAATTAACTAATTTTCTTATTAATTCATATTCTCTTTTCTTAACATGAAATACAAGTCCACCAATTGCAATATAATCATAGTTATTACACATTTTTTTCCAGTATTCTACCCCACGACCTTTATGCCAGACAGGAATACATTTTTTGTTTGTTTCTGTTTCTATTTGCTTTCTCCATTTTTCTACTTGTTTTAAACCAAATATATTGTCGACATCAATTTCAAAGAAATATTTTATATTGTATTTATTTATAAATGCTATATATCTATTAATATAATCTTGCATTTCTTCAAATGTAACCTTTGCACCATTCATATATGAAAAAGCACCTGAATCTAGTAAAAAATTCTCATTTCCCACTAAATCAAGTGCTTGTTTGCATTTCTTTTCTCCATTGAAAAATGTTTCTAATGCATACTTTGTTTTACATTTACTATAAACTCTATTTCTTATTTCTTTGCTCATTCCACTGCTCGAAGCTGCTAAAAATATCCTCATTCTAATTTATACCCACAATTAGGGCAAATTATTTCTTTTGGTTTTCTGTCTTTTACAATTTCTGTACCTTGTAAAAAATCTTCATCTTTTACATCTAAATCATCTAATAAATCTTGTATTTCTTCGTCATCTAGTCCTGTTTTTCTTAAATCGTACTCATTTTTTGCAAGTTCATTGATAACACTTTCTAATTTTTCAAAATCCCATTTTCCAGATATTTTTTCGTTATTAAGTATAATATTACAGCTTTTTTCTTTATCTTTATCAAAATCTACTATTACACATTCAATTTCTTCATAGCCTAAGTCTTGTAATATTTTTAATCTTTGATGCCCACCTATTATTGTCATATCTTTATTAACAACAAGTGGAAGAACACAGCCATAATCAATTATGCTCTGCTTTATTTTTTGATACTCGATGTCTTCTGGTGTTAAGTCTTTTCTTGGGTTGTACTCTGCTAGTTTTAGTTTTTTTACAGGTATTCTTTGAATAACCAATTTTGAAATGCTCATTTTTCTCATCTCCTTCTTTAAAGCATTTTATATTGTTTTTACACACTTTACAGTCCCTTTTCATGCACATTTCAAAATTCATATTCTTCTACCTTCTTTTGTTCATCTTATACTACAATTATTACCCTATATATTACTAAAAGCCCACTATTTCTAGTGAGCTTCTTAAAATAAAAGGGGATGTTTTCGTTAAAAAACAATTTTACATACTACTATTTTAATTTTTTCAAAAAGAAATGTCAAGGAAGTGTTTTGGAAACGATTTTGAATTTTAATATAATTTTACCCCATCTATTCCAAATAATAATACTGATAATTCTTTTATTGCTGCTTTTTTAGTGTTATTTATTGTCTTTGTACTACAATTTAATTCTTCTGATAACTCCTCGTAATTCATTGTATTTTCATTTATGTATAACATTTTTATTACTTGGATTCTTCTTTGTATATCTTCTCTATCTGAAGCTAAACATTTATAACTATAATATTCAATACAATTATCAATATGTTGTAGCATTATTTCCGTTCTCTTTTTAGTTTTTAATATAGAATTAATAAATAAATTATCTATATCTTTGTCAAAATCCATTTCTTCATCTAATTTTTCTTTTTTTAGTTCTTCACAATATGTCGCATTACCTGCATGTTGTTTAAAATTATTATAATTTCTCAATAACATTTCGGTATTTCTTAATCTCCTATCATATTTACTTTTTATTTTATCTTGTTTTTCCTTTTCTATTTGTTTTACAGCATTTTCTGTTGCTTCTACTACCATTTGTTTAATTATTTCTAAATTTTCTTTATCAAATACATATTCTTTTGGCATTTTTCTTCTCCTTTCTACTTTTGTGCTTATGGCTGATAAAATATAATATATGATGAGTTTAATTTATAGATTTTTCCGTTTTTCTTTAATCTCTAATACTTTATTTTTTTGTATTGCTTTGTCTAACTGCTTTATATTTTTTATATTTAGAATTTCTACATTTATGAATGTTAATTCATCATCCATAGTAACAATATTTTTTATTATCATTTGCACCACTTACTATTTTTATAATCTTTTTCCATTCTTTTAAATTTTTGTCTTGTACTTTCCCAATTTCTATTTTTATATAACCATTTTATACAAAATATATAATATCTTATCTTTCTCATACTTTATTTCTCCTTTGCTTTAAGTATAATTTTTTCTGTATGTGGTCTATAAGGAAATTTTATATACTCTCTACTATCTTTTGACTGATACCAACTTTTCCCTCCATCTTCTGAAAATATTTTTCCTTCTATATCGTAAGCTTGTCCGTCTGCATTTTTAAATACTCTCGAACATCTTTTATTTTGATATTTTGTATCGTCATTATAATCTAATTTAGTCCATTCATCATCTGCACCGGTTAATGGTGTTATCGGCTCATACCTTAATAATTTTTCTATCATTCCTATTGCATAATTAGCACTAAAACCGCTATGTCCTTGATTTGAAAATATTTCTACAACTTCTAATATATCTTTATTTATATGTTTTTGCATTTCCCTGCCTTCTTCATCTTCGCATTGATTTAATAATATCTCTAATTCTCTTTCTGCATGTAAAACTAAGTTATTCTTTTCTTCTAATATTTCTTTACAATTTTTATATGTTTCTGGATCGCTTTCTTTATTTATAAAATCTGCATTTTTTATATCTTGCAATACTTTTATTAAACTGTCTATGCTTTCATTATGATAGAATGTCAATTCTACTAAACATTCCCTTCCTCTCATCAATTTATCAGTTGTTTCAGTTCCTTTTGTTGTATGTCCTACATTGTAATTTTCTTCATTGCTATGCTCATATAGTCTAACTATCTTCTTTCCATCTATCCCTATTCCTATGTTTGCAATTTTTGCTTTTTCTAAATCTTTTGAATATTCTACTCTTATCATATATTTCCCTTGCCTTTCCTACCGACATTGTTGTCGGTACCATTATTTTTCTAATAATTCTTGCAATACATCTATTGCTATATTTGTTTCCATAACAGAATATCTTAATTTATCATAATCTTGTTCTTGAATTGCCTTTTTATATTCTGCTATTATCAATTTTATTATAGCTTTTGGTACATAATCTTTTTGCAATTCTTTAACTATGTTTTTAGCTTGTTCTTTGTTTATAATTAATTCTTCAGCATTATTTATATTTTTATCTGAGAAATTTAATATTTTATTTATATACTTTTCTTCCATAACTTAATTCTCCTTTTCCTAAAATGGATTCATTTTATAATATTTCTTGTATTCTGGTATTTTAGCCCTTATTATTGCATCTGTATATGTAAATTCTATCGTGTGAACTTGATAAAATATTCCTTGTACTTTTATGAATTTTGATAATCTTATATCTTCATATCTTCCATAATGTTTATATATTTTCTCTGCTAACCATAATAAAAATCTTTTCATAAAATCCACCTTTCTAAATATTTATTTTTTGTATTGCCTCTTTTAATTTATTGTTATCGAATCCAGTATTAAAATTAGTATATATAATATGTGTTTCTTCAAATTGTTCTGCAATATCTTTTATTTCATCATCTAAAATCAAATAATTATCAGCTTTCCTATATTTTTCATTTTTAAGAAAATTTTTTATTTCTAAACCTCTATTGCCACTATTTAGGTGTATTGTATTTGCAAATATTCTCATTCCATATTCTGCAAGTCTTGAATTAACTATTTCGGTATCTAATTTATTTAATCTCCATGTAGAACTTAATACTATTTTGACATTATAATTTTGCTTTTGTAATTCCTGATTTAATTTCATCAAATTATTTAAACATTTTGGATCAAATGGGAAACAATGCATACTCATAATTCCTTTAACTTTATGTCTGTTAAAACACTCCATGAAGTATTCTTCATTGTTTAATACTCCATCTACATCTAAAAAAATATAAAATGTTTTTTTCTTATTTTCTTTATCATAATAACAACCAGTACATCCCATTTTTTCTACTCGGCAATGTTGCCATTCTTTATCAGTACATTCCATTTTTTTGCACTTCCTTTCTATTTTACAAATATTGTTCCTTCTTCTACCTTTAAAGGCATATTATTTCGTATATTATCTATATTTCTTATTAATTTTAAACTTCTTTCTCTCTGTTTAAATTCTATTTCATTGCTTAAATTCTTTAAACAATTAACTCTTAATCTTGCTAATAATGTGTTTAATTCTATATAATCCTGTTCTTCCATTATGTAACACCTCTTTCTTTTTCTCCTTCTTCATTAAAATATGGACTTATGCTATGTCTACAATTAATATGAAAAGGTGGTTTATTCAAGTTCTCTAATAATTTTCTTATCTTTTGTAATTCTTTTAGTATGTATTCTAACCCCATTGCTATTAAATAAATAATGATATATTCTGCAAAAGTTATAAATTTAAAGCACATAAGAATTATAAGTAAAATTAATAATACCCATTCTATTAAATCTTTTTTCATTATTCCACCTCAATTTCTTCAATAAATTTTGGTTTTGTTTCATCTAATACAATTATTTCCTTTTCGCCTCTGCGTAAGAATAATGCTAATATATCTTTTTTCTTAACCTCATATTTAGTTATTTTATTTACATTTCTTTCTTTTGCGAATCTCTTTGCTATTTCTAAATCTAGTGTATAAGCTATCCATTGTTTTTCTCCTGGTCTTTTAGCTCTATAAACTGTTATTATGTATGGCAAATAGTCATATTCTCTTACTTCTGATGGTTTCATTATGCTTTTTAATCTTTGTGGCCTATCAGAAGAAAATAATTTTTTCCATAAATTGATATCTGAAAATCCTGTATAACTTACCCATAATGTAGATAACAAAAACCAATAACCATAATTTGTTAATTTATTGCAATTCTCACTAAAATATACTATTGCTTCTGGTGTTGCTTCTCTTTTCATTAATTGCTGCGCCATGTATTTATCATTGAAATTGAATTTAAAATATGGTGAAACATCATTATATTTATACATTTAACATATACCTCCATATAATTTTTTTATTAATTGTATTGTTTTATCAGCTTGTAAATATATTCCCTTACTAATGTTGTATTTTTGTTTATCTCTTTCAGCTTCTGTTCTATCTTTTTTTAATTGGTCCATTATATTTAGTAATACTATTTGTAAATCTGCCTCTTTTGCTGTCCTCATAAAACACATTATGCCTATACCTAAAAATAATCCTATAATAAATACTGCAATAAATGCTAAAATAAGTCCTATATTCATTTCTTTCAGTCCTTTCTATATTTTTATTTGTTCTCCTTCTATTCCTAAATTTTTATGTATTTGTTTTATTGCATCTTGAACTTTTGGAGAAATTAAACGGAGATGATTTTTGCATTGTTGTTTACCTTTGAAATTAACATCTTCTAGTAAATTACAACCTGCACATGTATTGCATATCCCTATTAATTGTGGGTATTTATAATACATTTCTAATCATCTCCTTCCTTTATTTTTCATATAATTGATACATATAAACAGTTTCTCTTAAACTATCTATTTCAACATATTGTTCATCAATTTTAGTCTGCTTTTCTTTTATAATTTTGTCCTTTTCAAATTCACATATTTTATATCCTATAAGAAAACTTACTATAAATATCAATAAAATCAAGATTATTGTTTTTATTGATTCATCTCTTTTATTTATTTCTTTATCGTAGTATTTCATCTATATTCTCCCTTCTATTGTCTTATATATGGTCTATCCACATATAAGCTAACAGGTGGCTGTATGTTTCCCATTACTGATAAATATATTTTCCCTGTTTTCGCAAATTCTGCCTTTTCCGCTTCTGTCATCTCCCAACACGAAACAATATGCTTGTCTGTTTTTAATGCTGGTAAATCTCCACAACCAGGTGCTTTAAATATGCAATTCATATCTTCAAAATTTACTGGATTCAAATTTTTTCCTCCTTTCTTGCATATCGATAAAAACTTCCATCTATCATTGAAATACAATAAATAGGGTATTGTTGTCGTGGTTGATATATTCTAATGCAATTATCTAGTTTCTCTATTCCTATTACATCAAAACCACCTACTTTTGATTCTACTCTTTCATAATATTTAACCAATATTTCATACACTTTATCTATGTACTCTGGAAATCTTTTAAATTTCATTAAACTTTCTGCTATTTGACTTATTGTTAAGGTTCTACCAAATGTTATTTTTTTATAGTGACTATCAATTAAATATTGACTTGCTAATTCTGATAGTTCTTCCATTAGTCCTTTTTTCTTTATTTGTGTAGTTGTTATTGGTATATCAAATATACTTAATTGTTCTTTCATTACTGTTTGCATTTTAATCCCCTTTCAAATGCACATTTTTTTGTTCTATTTGAGGAGTTTTCTTATACCCTAATTCATAATATGTATAACTGATTTTCGCTTTTGTTTTTGGATCCTCGAATAATATAAAATTAGGGTATCTTTTTATCTCCTTTAATAATCTACCTTGATAAATTGGTATTACTATCATTAGTTTTTCACTCCTCTGGCATTCTATATACTTTTGGCCTTTGCACATAATTTACTAATCTATTTCTTTCATCGACTACTATCTGACATTTTTCATATAATTCTACTATTTGGGCTATTATTTCTTTTGCTTTTTCTTTTGTGTTGTAAAAACCCAAAGTTGTATTTGTATCTGCTGTTGCTTCTATTGTATATCTGCCTTCTTCTGCACTTATCCATATATTTTCTATATTCTCAAAATTCAATATTTCTTCTCTATCTTGACTTACTATAAGCATTATTCTTCCCTCCCATAAATTAACATTTCATTTATTCTCACTCTTTCTAATGTTACAGTTGTGTCTTTTCTAATTTCGATTACTACTTTATATAACTCAATTTCTTTATCTTCTACATGTTCTGTATTTTGATGCAAAATCATTATTAATTTACCTTCCCAATTTCTTACTTTTATTCTAAGCATTGTCATTCCTCCTTTATTTTTAAATTGAATTTATCTTCAAAAACTTTCTTTTTTGCTATATATTCTTTTGTCTTAAATCCTTTTACATCAACAATTTCGGTACTTCCATCATTATGAAATATTATAAAATCTGCCTTATAAGAAAGTCCAGTTGCTAATATAAAAATAGGCTGCAAACAGAAGCCTTTTATTTCTTTTGCTTGTAGCCTTAATTTTAAATTGCAATAAAATTCTGCTTCTTTTTTACTATCAAATGTATGTCCATCAATTTTGGTCTTTACTGCTCCATATTTACTTTTTTTATTTCCTTTTTTCTGATATTCTCTATATTGCTCAATACTCCAATGTTCTTGATTACTCATTCGTTTATTTCCTTTTCTAGTAATTTTCCAACAAATTCTAAATATTCTAATGTTTCTTTTGCAATTCGTTCTTCACTTATATTTCTTGGTGTAAATGATTTCAAATTTTCAATTCTATCTTTTGTTATTTCTAATGCTTTTTTTATATTCATACTAAATCACTCCTTTGGCATTTTATATGTAAAACTAAAATTCTGTGTCATTATTTGTTTATACATATCCTCCAGTATTTCATTTGCTCTATTTGCTGTTTTATATTGTCCTAATAATCTTTTACTATCAGCATAATAAGCAGTTATTGTATATATATAATTTTTATAATTTAGTTCTTTTTCTTCTACCTCAATATAGTTTAAATTGTCTGTACTTGTTATTGCTTTTCTATCTTGAGTAAATATCATCATATTATTTTGCCACCTCTTTTTTCTTTGCACATTTCAAATCTTTAATAACTCTTGGAGTATATTCTTTTGATTCTTGATTATTTTTTAATGTATCTATATTCTTAATTGCTTGTTTTGTATCTGCTGAAATTCCTTTATTTATGTATTTATCTGTATAGCCTTTAATAGTATTTAGTAGTTCTAATTTATTTTTTAGTATTCTTCTTTCTTTTCTTGTTTTTATTAATGAATGTGATACTTTCATTATTTCAATTCCATTTAATTTTGCTAATTCTAATTCGTGTAAATAATCTTCTTGCTCCGCTTCCTTTATGCAAATTTTATTTTCAATATCTTTTTTTAAATCATCTAAATTTGTAAATAAATTATCTATTTCTAATAATAATGTTTTCACTTCTTCCATATTATCTATTTGCATTTTATCGCCTCCTTTGTATTCTAACTTCCGTTCGTGTTTGTTTTTCTATTCTGCATTTTGTATAAGTGTGATAAGTTTATCAATTCTTATTGTTTCTGTTTTTGTTTCTTTTTGAATATTATGTAAAGAATTGATAAGATGTTTTCTAAATCTTTCGACTTCTTTAGCTTTCTGTTCTCTCATTTCTTATACCTGCCTTTTTATCTATTTCTTGTAACATCTGTGTAACAAATGTTATTTGTTTGTTACACTCTGTTACTTTATTTCTTTGTAAGCAAAATATCTTACAACAATTTCTACATACTTTTTTCATAATTAGTTTTTCTCCTCTTTTTCAAAATCTTCTCGTAATATTTTTATAAAATAACAAATAAAATCGATTATTTTGCTTTCATTGTCTAAATTAATATATTTTTGTGTCTGAAGATATTTAAAAAGAAATTTGGTCCTTGTCATTGAATTTAGATATATTTTATATGGACTGAAATATATTTCTTTAATAGTCCAATATTGTAATTCATATTCTAGTTGTTTTTCATCTGTCAAACATTTTAAAATATCAATATTAGAAAAATATAAATCTAATTTTTGCAAGTAAGTTATTATTGCTTGTCTATCTTCTTCGGAAATTTTTTCTTCATTTTTTTGACCGCTTATTATATATATAAATAAATTATTTAATTT